TATCGTTATTATCTTGCGTAAAAAACTGCAACTCAGTTGATTTATTCTCATCATGACTTGTCCAAGTATGAGCACCTTCAGCTCTAATCATTGCACCGACTCTTTCATCAGTAACAGCATCTTCTCCCCCAGCGCCAGTAAAATAAATTGTACCAAGGGAGTCACCATTACCAATCGAATCATCAGACCTATGTAAAGCAAAAGATGGTCCGGTAGTGTCTGCTAACTCTAAAAGATAACCTGGTGCATTAGTCCCAATACCGACTCTATTATTAGAAGCATCAATAGACAAAGTATTTGAATCGAAGTTTAAAGCATCTGCTGCATTATTTAAAGTAACATCTACAGTCTGAGTAGATAAATCTATTGTGCCACTATTAAAATCTATATTGCCACCAATAGTCAAAGCACCACTAATATCAGCAGCACCATTTATATCAATAGTAGTGGCTGTTAAATCTATTTCAGAGCCTCCAACCATACTAAGAATAGAACCATTTCCTGAAATATATTCACCGCCAACATCACTAAAATATAATCTTACTCCACTACCACTAACTAATACGCCTGGAGTAGTAGAATTTATATTAAATATCTGTGTACCATCTGCCTGCGATACCTCAAATGCATTAGCATGATTAGCTACAGGTACAATCTCCAATCTATTTTGAGCTAGCTGCAATGCAGAATCATTACCATCTCCATCTTCTATAAGTTTTAAAGTAATAGCATGAAATACATCATTAGCTGTACCAGTAATCTTAAGCAGACTTTTATATCTATCTTTTATTGGTGTATTTGTTAATGTTGCCATTTATTCCTTTGCTAAAACCCATTCTATTTTTGTATTACTAGATGCAGTATCTACCTTTACGTTGTCAGAAGAGACACTATTAAGCCTAACAGATATAGATGCTCCTGGAGGAATCAATATATCTGGCTCCGTACCATCTAAAAAAACACGAGCCTCTACAGCTCCTAAATTCTTTACATATAAAAAGTTACAAGTTACAGAATCATCCCTAATTGTATGATCAGTTGAAGATATCTCGACAACCTTATCCCAATGGGTATCCATTAAGTCCCATTTATCAACTAG